CCGGTTGATTATCGAGTATATGGAATGAATCATCATCTTATTATCATTTTTTTTTCTTTGCATTTGCGGGGGGTACCCCCGCAGACCCCCGCTGGGGGCTCCGCCCCCTGCACCCCCGGAGCTGCACTGGGGCCTGGGCGGCCCCAGACCCCGCCTAGGGTAGATCCGACAAGCGTTGTGCTTTAAAAAAAAAACCGCGCGGCAGCCCCCCTTGCGACTTTGGCCCCCCGCCCGCGACGGCTTGGCGTTGTAGGCTTCGCCTACGTTGCCCCGCTTCGGGGGGGCCGTCGCTAGCCTCCGCGGCTTCTCTTGGGGGCCAGGCCCCCAAACCCCCATGGCGGGCCTTCGGCCCAGACGTTATTCAAGGAATATCTCTTCATTGATTTATGCAGGAATACCAATGTTATCAATGATTTCAACGTCATCCGATTCTCCGATGATCGCTTGATCACGGCCCGAGTTCCGAGTGAATCCGAGATGCTGGCGGGTATACTTGATACCCTTGCGGATCTTGGGGAACTTGATGTGAATCGTGGCTTGCTCGGTAGTACCGATCTCGACCTTGCCGATAGACACTGCCTGGTATGTTCCACCCGCCGTGAGCGCCATAGTAGGGCCTGGGCGGATGATGAAGAAACAGGAGACTGTGACACCCGGAATATCGCCGATTACGTCATTCTCGATGTGCTTGCGAGTCAGCGTCTTGTTCACGTGAATCGTGTAATTGATCCGCTTGACTGCACCACCGTTGAGCGTAAACTTCCGGGTCTTTTGGATCTTGTAATTCTTCCGCCATTCGGCAAAGGCCCGAGGAGTCTGGCCGTAATGCCAGGGTCGAACCATGCCCTCGGTTGTGAGGTCAGTCGCTCCGACGGTATCCGGTTGCAGCACCACTTGGTTTTGCCCGAAGCCGTCGTCCGCGCACGCTTGGTTCCATCGGTTGAGACACGCCATTGACGCAATCGCATTCGCTTGGATCACGCCCGCATCCGTGGTTCCGACAATGAACGGGTTGTCGGTTCCGTTGCCGATCTTGGCGTTACGTGCGGTCACCCAGAAGACCTCGACCTCGGCATAATTCTGGCTGAAGTTGCGCATCTGGAACTGGCCCGTCACTTTGGCAAAGTGAATGGGCTCGTTGGGGTCATTAGTAAGCGAGCCTTGCTTGATGGTTTGTTCAGTCGCTTCGGCTGGGTCGAGTGGAATGAACTTCTGGGGGTTGAGGTTGATGAGTTGGTCGTTGTAGCGTGAGAAGTAGCTATGCGGCAGGTTGAAGAACGTCGCAGCGTAGCTGTTGTAGCCGTCAAGGATGCCCGCCTTGTGCAAATGAACGCTGAGCGGGAACACACCCTGGTTCGGGTTGTCGTTATACCAGGCAGTCGAACGCTGGGTGCCGTACTTGATGCCTGGGACTCCCTTGAGGCCCTTGGAGGCCCTGCCAAGCCTGATGGTCACCGACGTGGACGATACATCTTTCTGGTCGTCGACGGGTGGGGCTGCTGGGCCTCGGCGGCGCTGTCTGGTCTTGGGGGGGGGCTTCTTGCCGGCCCTCCACTGGTTGAACTTCTTCTTGAGGAGGTTCTTCGCATAGGTCCCCGCAGCCTGCACTCCCTTCCGTGCAAGAGCACCGACAATAGCACGCCCATAGTGCGGCTTTGATGTACGCTGTGAGAGTCGCTGTGAACGTCTGACGATCTGTCCGGTCATCTTGCATGAATTACGGATTAACTACGGAAGAATCATCCACGTCATTTGTCCCATAACCGCATGGAAGGTCGGGGCGCATCCTGAGTACGATTTGGCTGAAAAGTATAAATAGGAGCCGTTTCCCCGTCTAGGGTCACTCCGCAGAGTAGGTAACACTAGTACTCTGCTTCGTGACATTCCTCGACAACCTCGCAACGCCAATGCCCGCGCTCACGCACCCGCACCTGCTCGGCCTCTCGGAGATGACGACCCCGCCCCAGCAGCCCTGGACGTCGGGGCAGGCGGGGATGTGGGAAACGCTCGCACCGCAAGACATTGGATCCTCACAATACCCGTCGACGATTGGCACCCCGACCGGGGTCTTCGAGGTCATGTCGTCTACGCCAAGGGCCAGCGCGAGGTCGGTGACGGTGGGTTTGAGCACTGGCAACTGGTCGCTGTCACCAAACACCCGGTCAGACTTAGCGGCATTAAGTCAGCTTTCTCCAATCGAGCGCACGCCGAGCCAACTCGCAGCCGAGCAGCTGACGACTATGTCTGGAAGGATGACACCGCCGTGCCCGATACCCGATTTGAACTCGGACGACGACCGTTCCGACGAAACGATCCGACCGACTGGGCAGGCGTCTGGGACGCAGCCGCCTCCAACGCCATCGCCGATATCCCGCCCGACATTCGAGTACGTCATTACGCCTCTATCCGACGAATCTCTTCCGATTATGGCCCTTGCCCTCCGGTCGAGCGAGTGGTACACGTCTTCTGGGGGCCAACTGGAGTGGGGAAGAGTCGTCGAGCCTGGGAGATGGGCGGTGAACAAGCTTATCCTAAGGATCCACGAACCAAGTTTTGGGACGGATACGGAGGTCAGGAGACTGTTATCATCGATGAATTTAGAGGCGGGATCGACATTGCGCATCTTCTCAGGTGGACAGACCGGTATCCTGTCCGAGTGGAAATCAAGGGCGGATCTGTCCCTCTTCTTAGCAGAGTTTTGATCATCACCTCTAACCTGTCTCCAGCGTCTTGGTATCCCGAGCTTGATCCGGCGACTTATGCCGCCTTGGAACGCCGGTTGATTATCGAGTATATGGAATGAATCATCATCTTATTATCATTTTTTTTT